GATCGCCTAAACCTACAGAGATTGCACCTGTAGCGATGTCTGGCATGTCTTCAAATACAGCAGTCTTTTGACCAAGTAGCATATCAGGCTCACCGGCAGTATAAACAGGTTGCCAAATGTAGTTACCTTGACCGTCTTTTAACTTACGAATATAACCTTCAGTTGCTCGATTATAGAAATAATAAGCGTTTCCTCTGTATCCAGACTTTAGTAAAGTTCTAACGTCTACTAATTCGTCAGTAGTGATAGCCGCCGCACCTGCCGCAACTTTAGTACCGATTTGACCTCTAGTGTAAACATCAGCGTTTGAAGTCTTAGCTGTAGCTGTAGTTAAGCCAACAGGCTGAACAGGGCCAGAACCAGAAACAAAAGCAGTAGCTTCTAAACGTGCGAACTTGTCAGCAACATCAGAAGATGCCCAGCTTTCCATGTTCCAAGAACTATCTTCTAGTAATCTCTCAGAGATTTTGAATCTAGAATACATTTCACGAACAGGGATTCTGAACTCACCGATATCAGCAGTGTTTGTGTCTGTTCTAGAAGAAATCTCACCGATCCATCCAGCGTCAAATTCGTTGTCGTCATAATATCCTACATACTCGTTAGAGCCGATAGTGATAGAAGACGCTAAAGAACGTACTGGAGAAGTGTCAAAGATGATCTTTTCAATCAAACCAATGTAAGGTTGGATAGTATATCCGCCTTGTGGGTCGATGTTAGATTGTAAAGCCTTAGCTTCTTTTTCGTTAAGACCTAAGCCTTCAACGCTTTGAGGCATGCCTTTAGCTAACCACTTTTGAATACCAGAGTTGAAAGCTTTAAGCTCCACACCATGCTCATCTGCATGGTTTTCAACAGTTGCACTCATGCGCTTAACAGCAGCCGCAGTCTCTTCTAAGCTCTTTTTCATCTCAAGAGCAGAATCAAGACTAGAGTCAATCTTTTCAAGCTTAGCTTTTAACTCAGCCTGACCACCTTCATTTTTAGCTATCTTTGCATCTAGCTCATCTTGAGTTTTTTTACTTGCCTCCCAAGCTGATCCGATCTCCTTGATCGAGTCGTTAATTTGTTTAAGCTCTTCGCTCATGTTTAACCTTTTAAAGTTGTAGAAAGATTTTTAAGGGATTGTGCCAAGCCTGACAGTTCACTATGAGAATCGCTCTCATTAAGGTCTGCGTTGGTCTTGGCATCACGCTCAATTCCGTCCCAGCCCTTGGCTATAAAAGCCTGTGATTGTCGTTTGGAAAGCCCTGACTCCCTCAAGATTTTCTCAACTTCACGTTTTGAGAGTAAATGACCCTCGGCATCTGTCATTGATTTAACAGCGGTGACATCCGCTTTAGGGTTCATAGCGTACCCGACTACCGAGACTTCAAAGAGTTGTACCTCTTTCAATCTTCTAACAGTTCCGCCATTAAATTCTTCTAGTTCCGAATCTTTAACGCTGTAGCCAATAGATAAACCTTTTGGACCTGTACCGCGCATAATATTGTGAGCCACTACAGCTTGTTCTATTCTCTTATCACCCTTCACCCATAGCTGACCTTTAACGTAAAGGCCTTTTTCATCTTCACGCATTTCAAGCCAGTCACCAATCACATTACTGTTTTGATGAAAGCCTAATAACTGAGGTAATTGTCCTTTAGATGACCACTCGCCTAATGACTTAGTAAAAGCACCGCCTTCAACGATATCACCGCCAAAGTCAATATTTCCGAACATGGAACCATAACCTTCAAACAATCCAAGGTCATTGTTCACATCTTCGCCCTTTACTTCAAAGGGTATAACGGCTCTTTTAATTTCCATTTTGATATTTTCCTTTCTTGCAGTCATCCGTCAAATTAGTTCATACCAGTCTAGATTTATGTGAGCTCTAATCCCTGCGGATCTCGCTGTTACCCTGAAAACGTATTTAGTTGACGGTGCTAAAATAAATTCTCTATCAAATCCAACTGTGCCGCCTATTTTATGACCAGTAGATACAAAATCCTCAAGTATCACAGTTCCATCATCGGTGATAGTTACGTCAGAAGATGCCTTATTTACTACAGGTGAGGTAGAGTTATCGCTTACACTAGAAGTCTCTATTGATTGGCGGTTCTTATTATATAGGTTAAGCTGTGAGCCTGTATTGGATGTAACTGTAGGCCCTTCAAGTAAAGAAAAGTCGAACGCGTCACTACCATGAACATCAAATATTATATGTGGACACTCGCCACCTGTTGCACTTGTTTCAAAGTATATATTAATTGAACTGCCATTACCTAGACCCGTTACATTATGATAAGCGGTAAACGTCTTGCCATCATGTATATTTTCATGAATCGCAGTCCTTATTTTGAGAGTCCCCTCAATGGCCGTCTGCATAGCCTCACGCCATGCCACGACGTCAAACACTTGATTTAGAGAATCAAGCTCCATTCCTCCGTCTGGCTCGTAATATTTACGGTCAGCCATTAGAGCCTAATCACATCCTGAGTAAATATTATCTTACTCGTTCCAAGTGGTATTTCTCTGTAGATAGTATCACCTGCAAACTTAATACCAAGACCTATATTATAACTAGGCCCAATCGATAGAAGCGAGAAGTCATTTATTCGTGCAGTAATAACCGAGCCAGCAACAACTAAATCAGCGCCTTCAGTAATACTGTACTCAGCAGAACCATCAACTAAAGTAGCGTCACTTTTCAACATGAAAATAAGGTCTGTTCGGTCTGCTATATCAACACTATTAACCGTCTCGTAATTGGAGACGTTTATGGATATATCCTTTTTAGTTCGTCCGTAAATTAAACTTATAGACATGAAGTTACATCGTTATCATTAATGGTTAAAGTAGCATCATCCGAGCCTAGGGTAATTGTAGCATCATCTGAGCTTAGGGAAAGTAAGCCATCATCTGACGAGATGGAGATACTAGCCTCATCGTCTGCAATTGATACAGAAGCATCCTCGTCATAGATATCTATATAAACGATGTCACCGTTCCCAGTTATCGCCGCTAGGTTAGTCCTAAAGTCAGCAGAGGCCGAAGGGAGCCCGCTTAGTTCTGTTATTCGTTCTCTAAAAGTAGCCACTAAACTATCTCATCAAAAACACCGTCAACAATATCTGTCACGCTTGGAACGCTAGATGGTAAATTATCCACGCTTGTCTGGCTTGCTCTAGTGCTCAGTACCACATCTAAATTAGTGTCGATTGTTGCTTTAATATCGGTTATATCGTCAGCGTTACCAATATAAACAGGCTCATAATCAATCTGTATTGAGTTAGAAGTGCTAGAGATAACAGTCGCCCCATCTGACCTGTAAAGTCTTCCGCCTGTCATCAATAAAGGGCTGGCCTTTGTATTATCAAGAGTCAAGTCGCACATAGAAGTAACGATTTGAACTGAGTTCAAACTTTCCCAATCAATACACCCAAAGAAGTCTCTAATTCCTTGCTCTGTAGTTTCAAAGTATGCCTCCCAGCATGCAAGCCTTTGAATTTCCGTTGTATTATCTGAGTCGTTAATATCAACTTCAATATTACCAGAGTCAAAACTAAACTCTGTAATCGTCGAACCATCAACGCCATAGGCATTATAAACATCATTATCAACCTGAGTATTAACGAATGACAAACCGCTAGCACTAATAACCCCAGAAGTTTCAAGCTCTGCCTTAGCTGTAACGCCACTTTGATAAGTTGCTCTTAACCTAACAGTGTCCCCATCATCAATAGAAGCGTCAGCAAGATTAACCGTCAAAGAATACGACCCACTCGCCACGCTATTATCTAGCTCTGCGTCTTTAGTGACGTTATATAATTGAACCCTAGAACCTGTTAAGATGTTAGGGGCGATGATATCCACAGGTGACGCTAGAGTTATATTCGGGCCTGTGTTAGTTGTTACAGAAGCGCCATTATTCAGGTTTAGATTAACTGCTCCACCACTTGAGTTAGTGATCTCATCAAGGCTACCTCCGTCAATTGTGTAAGTTCCTGCGGTTGTGAAGTCGAATGATCCTGTGTGTACTACGTTTGTAATAGTAGTTCCTGCTCCTGAGTCATAAACTATATCACAGTCAAATTTACCTCCATTAAGGAGTGTACCGTTTTGAGTTGTAACCGTTCCTGTAGTAGCTGTTGCACCACCTGTAAATGTAGATGATTTGATTGTTATTGTTGGGTCTGAATAATAAAAAGCACTCACTGCTGTAGAATCCATAATGAGATTTTTATCAGTCAATACTACCTGATCTCCTGACCTACCAATTATAAAGTCAACAAGAGCTCCAAGGTTATCTTCTAAGAATGAGTCTGCCCTGTCTTTCAGCTTAAATGAATCGTCAAGTGTAGAGTAGGCATCAACAGTTACTTTATTAGCCTCAGTTGTGTCGGGATTAACTAGCTTAAAATCAGTCTCCTGAATATCAGTATTAGCCTGTACTGCAATTGTTTTAAACTTAAGGCTAAAACCATATTTATAAGAAAATAAAGAATGTTGTCCCTTATTAGTTCCTGTTGGGCCCGCGTATGTCTTGAACTGTAAGCACTTAATACCATCATAAGTAGGCAGTGTGCTTAACTCCCCGCTTACGTCTGTGGCTTCGTTATTCACGACCACCGCTGACGTCTGATCAACTATTCTTACTATAACCCCCGATAACGCAGCGCCAGTTGAATCTACTGATTGGTAGTCAAATCTTTGCACCAGCCGATGAATATCCGATGAATCTGAAAATGCAACACGGAGCGTTGTTATGTCTGAATTTATTAGTGTTACATCATTGGATCCTAAGTTGGGAACAGAATGATAGGTATTTGTATCTAATTTTAAATCAATCAACACACGTGCGTCTTGTCTAGATTGTATGCCGTATGTATTGTTTGTAATCGAAACCCTATCTAACACATAGTTAATATTTTGGTATAGCTTGAGTCCAACTCCAACATGGCCGTCTATAATACAGTCAATATATTTTACTGTTGGAGAGTTGGTTGTTCCGTACCTGTTACTTTCATCGCCCAATCCGTCAATGATAGACAAAAAGCACCTTTCAAATGTAACGTCACCCACACTAATTTCGTAAGTCAATAAGTTGTCGCATATAATGGTAGAACCGTATGCCTCAAAATGCCCTCCATTAAGAAGTTTCCATCGTTCCTGGTCGCCCACGTTATTCGTGGAATCATAACTAAAGAACACAGGATTGCTATACGTGCCGTTTGCGTTTTTAAGACCAAATCTAACATTGGCATTGTCAAAACCAATTATGTTTGCCCAAACAGTAATGCTCTCATTTTCTGCCACCCAATTTGATGAAGTCGAGCCGTTTCCGATATAAAAATCAGCATTTATGATTGATGTGCGATAGCCGTGCTCGGTCAAAGTAGTTGTAGCTGATGCGGCAGAGCCTCCAACAGTATTAAGCGATCCGCTATTTGCATTAACTGCTGCGACTATTCCTGCTGTAGTTATATCCGTTCCAGTACATTCTAGAACCCCGCCACTATTTGTATATGTTGCCATTTTATATTAGTTATTAGTTGTAACTTAAACTTTCTCTATCATCCCAGATATTATCAAAACTCTGGTTTCCACTTATCGTGATTCGTGTAGATGTGCTTGAGATTGTAGCGGCCAATTATTCACCATCCTTCAAAAATATAGCTTTACATCTACAGTTCACCCGATTAGCCGCGCTTAATCCACGCCATCGAGGATATGGGGCTCTCTCTGTTCTCTTACCACGCAATACAAAGCGCTCATTAATATCAACGGTCTGGCCTTCCGCGTGCTGGTGAGCATCTCTTACCTTGCTGTCTCGATAAGTCACCCACATTTTTCTAGAGTCTTTATCATATACCTTCTTACTTAACTTATCCCGACCTTCAGCAGTGACAGACCCAATCTCTACCTCACTGATTATCTTGCCTCTATATCCGTTCTTCCCTATTTTCTTTTCTAGCTTCTTTTGAATATCGGCATCGCTAAGCTTGTCCTCATAACCTTTCTTGACTACTTTATCAATTTGTCTTTTAGTGCTTGCGCTGATTTGCTTTGATGCCACTTGAGCCTGTCTTTTAAAGTTACGCTCTAGCTCTCGTCTAACCTGCTCGACTTTCTTAGTATCTTTAGGGTAGTTCTGCTTGAGGACTTTCTCAGTCTCTTTAATAGTGCGCTTATAAACCGCTTCTAATACTTCACTTAGTTTCTGTTCGCTTCCATCAATCGTCAGCTCTGCATTTCTTTGGCCTCCAATACGGTAAGCGCTCAAAGCATCACGAGCAATAATATTTAACTCGCGCCTAATTTTAGGCATGGCGGCACGCTCAAGTCTTCGTTCCATCGCATCAATCTGATTGATTTCACGGAGCTGTCGTCTTCTATTCCTCGCCTGTGTTCTCTTCGCCATCGTCGTCTAACATAATGTCGTCGAGTGGTATATCATTTGGCTGAACAAATAACTTATTCGCCTCTTCTTCGTCTCTTTCTTCGTAACCTAATATCGCTCTTTTCTCGTTAATAGTCAGAACATCAGTTGATAATAATTCAGCTCTTTTCTCACGTCTTAAAGGTTCAAGTGCTAGAATCTCTTCTTCCTCATAGCAGATTTTAACATTCTCCCCATACTCTGGAGATAACCACCTATTCAATTCTGAAATATAAAGCTCTAGTTTAGGCAGTACCGCTTGAGTATATAAAGCAAGTTTAGCCTCTTCAAAATTAGCATAAGTTTGACTGCCTTCAATGCCTAGTAATTGAGTTGGGACTCTAAACACAGAAGCAATTTCTTGTGATAACATTTTAGAACCCGCAAGCCAATCCATATCACTTGGCGACATTGCTAATTGTTGCCACTTCAAATCACCACTCAAGACCATGACTTCATGAGCACCATTAGCCCCTTGTTGCTTACGTCTAATACTTTCTTGAATAGTCTTTTTATTCGTTGGGTCGATTGACTCACCGCTAATAACACCTGACGGTTTAGCGTTATTCTTTAATGTATTGTAGCGCCATTTACTAGCGGCGTTAGCTTGATCTACTTCAGAAGCACCCGCTTCAATTGGAGCCATTCCCATACTTGGATTTTCAGGACTTGGATTGAATGTTCTCCAGTGCAACATGTCGCACTCGCCTGTAATCGGGTCAACTTGCCAATGCTTCTGATTAGCTGTACCTTTACCGAACGTGTACATGGAAGGCATAAACGAGCCCTTGCTTCGTCCTACTGACATTTCATAAGGTTGCCAGTTCCAAAGCTCTTGAACTTCACTAAGGCCTTTCACCTTTTCCGCGAAGTTATTACCTGCCAAGAGTTCCCAAGAACAAGCGGCAGTTCTAAACTCTACGCCTGATTCATCAGGGTTTGGTTTGTCTAATAGTTGTTTTAAAGGGTGATCCTCTACGACTTCATCATTTACTTTGACGTGTAGAGGTATAGCGCCGAAAGCATCAGCAACGAGGCTGATGCAAGCGTACATTGTGGAATTCCCTGCATAACCCTCGCTCGCGTAAGCTTTTAAGTCGGTCGAAATATATTCATGCTCTTTGTTGTGAATATGTTGACCTAGACTTTGCTTCTGTTCAGGTAACTTTTGAGGTTTGAAGGGATTCCACATAGCCTTATTTTATATGGTGATGGTCTTTAGACAAATAAAGGTTGCAGTTGGGAATCGAACCCAGCTCTCTCGTTTCACAGACGAGCGCTTTTACACCATTAAGCTAACTGCAAAGTACTGAAGGTGGGAGTCGAACCCACAAACATCACATTCTAAGTGTGACTGCTCGCCGATGGCATACCTCAGCATCAAAGCTTCACTAAGAATCGAACTTAGGATACAAGGGTCAAATCCTTGTGTGTTACCATTACACCATAAAGCTATAATGGAGCCAGTGAGAATCGAACTCACCGCAGTCTGCTTGCAAAGCAATCTCGCCACCTTGGAACATGTGGCCCCATAAACAGGCCTTGCACCTGCTCGAAAGTTGACATCTTTTTTAGTCTGGTAGTCACCACTTTTAAAGTCCCCACGCTTTTTTAGTACTTATTGCACTTAGTCAGCTCGGCAGGATTCGAACCTGCGTTTCTCCCTTCCAAGGGGAGTAGATTAAACCAAACTATCACACGAGCTGTAAATTTAAATTGTTTGTTTTTGTCTTAGTTATGCCTTGGTATTTTGGCTTTACTAACTAAGACTAGATGGGCAATAGTCTAGCCTGAGCTTCTGCTCTATGCGCTAGTCGATATTGTTCATGTAGTTTCATTATGATAAAAGTATATCGTGCACTAAAAGAAGTCAACGCTTACAACTTTCTTTTCAGTCAAAGCTAATTCATGGAAAGCCCAAACTAAAGCGTCCATCTCATCAGGTGAATCCAAACCGCTATTTGGAACCCAGCTTTGCATCTGGTCTTCTAAGTGAGTCAGTCCTTCAGCGTGCTCAACTAATCCCTGTTCATATAAAGAAGCTACTGGTTCAGCTCTTATATGCTTTCCTCTAGTCGCTCTGACCTTCACTATTTTAACATTGGCATCAATTGAACGAATGACAGTTTCAACTAAATCACCGCCTTGATTTACCTCAACTACAATGCAATCAGCCCCTAATTCATGATACAACTTAACAGCCTCAGCCGCCCAAGTGCTAGGGTTTGCCCTTAGTGACCTATCAGCTAAAACCTTATACCCAGTACCTTTTTCACCTACTCCAACAATACCTGTTTTATCACTATTTGGATTCGCAGTTACAGCAGGGTCAACACCAACCACGATTCGACCTAGTTCACCATGCCTTACTTCTCTTGTAGACATAATCATCTCATAAGTCCACATAGCACCCTCAATATCAGATAAAAACTCACCATCCCAGAATCGTTTCCTTAGTCGTTCAGGTAATGCTTTAAGTCTTTCAATATATGAGGCTGGGAGGTTTTCTTCGACATCACGAGGGTTAATTTTAAATGCTACTCTTCCCTTTGTCTGTTGTTCTATATATCTTTTGTAACTCCAGTGGCTCTTTGCGGGCGGATTTTCATCGAGCAGTAATAAATGCCTGCCGTCTATCTTTTGCCTAAGCCTTGAGGCTATAAGGTCAACGTCTTTTTCGTCCATAATCTCGGAAACCTCATTGATATATACGGTTGCAAACTCAGCCCCAAGATGCTTTTCAATTCTCTCTTTATCATCCAATCCAGAAAAAAGAATCTCTGAATCATTTATCTTTATAGACCAAGTTCCTCCACTCCTATTTATTTCACAATCTTTATAAAGGTTAGGCCACTCCATTTCCAAATGCTCTTTTGCACTATTCCACAAAGTATTTTTAACATGCTCAAACCTTTTTCTAAAACATATCTGTCTGCAACCGTTCATAACCATGGCCCTTTTAAATATAACATTTAAAAAGAAATGCGTCTTTCCACTTCCAGCCCCTCCATAAAGCATTATCTCATCATTTAAACCGATAAGATTTTTTATTTCATCATGAACAGGTAACCAATTACAGGCCATTTATGTCAAATTATCCACATCCTCTTGGGATATGATAACCGACAAGTTTTTATTAGTCTGGTCAATACTTTGCCGAGGGCGACCATCCAAACGATCTATAATCATCTCAATCGCCTTTAAATCACCCTTAGCGGCCTTACCATATAAGACTTTAGCAAGTGCTTCTCTTCTGGTTATATCACTGCCAGCAACCAATAATTCAGACTCACGTTCCAAAGCCTCGGCAAAACTCTCGCCCTTCTCTGGTCTTCCCTTTCTGTTTATATTGGGATCGCCTTTTTGAAAACCTTTTACACCTTTAGGCATTGATCAACTCACTTTTGAGGCCCGTAAAATCTTCCCATCGCTTAATTATTACATCGCAGTATTTTGGGTCGAGTTCTATGCAGAACGCCTTTCTTTTCATCTTTTCGCAAGTCAGCAAAGTAGTCCCAGAACCAGTGTAAACATCCATGATCGTCACTACCTCCTTTTTTGAGTGCCTATCTGCATATTTAACGCACCACTCCATTATCTCTACTGGCTTTTGAGTTGGATGATGCTTTTCCTCTTTGTTTGCCGTTGCCCTCGCATAAGATTTTATTCTAAGCGCATTATTGAAGCTTGTCCATGCCATCTCTCCATCAGCCAAGGAAAATCCCCTCTGCCCTTTATCCCATATCAGCCATCCCATTGTTGCTGGAATAATGTCAGCAAAATAATTTCCACCCCATATTATACTGTTCGTAGCTAAGGTCAGCATGCAGTCAAAGACTGCAGGTTCTGGCCTAACTCTATCCCATTCTGGGGCATCGTGGCTTTTCCATCCGTTCTTGTCAGCGCCACCCTTGCCATCCCCTTTCCCCTTGAGCATCCCACCATAGTCGATCCCATAAGGTGGGTCTGTCAGCAATAGGTCTATTTTTTCCCCATCCATCAATGCCTCAACCGTTGCCTTGTCGGTCGAATCCCCACACATCAACCGATGTTCTCCCAACTTCCAAATCTGACCCAACTTAGCCACTGGAACATCAGGAACATCTGGAACTTCATCCTCATCTGTTAATCCTTCTGCAGGTTCTTCCTCAACGTCAAACTCAAACTCCATAGCATCTAAATCAATATCAAACTCAGCAGATAATTCAGCCAAGACAGTTTCATCCCATTCAGCAAACTCAGCCGTCTTATTGTCCTCGATGTTATATCTAACAAAATGCTTTTCAGAATCAAACTTATAAACGAAAACCTCCACCTCTTTAGAACCGAATTTATCTAGAGCTTTCCACCTTGTATGTCCTGCCGCTATAACGTGCTCTTTAAAAGGGTGACCTATTTCATTTACAACAATAGGCGACACATAGCCATTAGCCTTTAGCGACTCAAGAACTCTATCAACGGCCTTATCATTAATCCTTGGGTTCTTATCAAAGGGTACAAGGTCTTTTAACTTTATCTTTTTAAGCATTTCTAATTGTTGCGCAATAGTTAATCAATTGTAAATTAGCGCAAACAATTGCAAGAGCTGACAAGATGAGGGGCTCATCCTTCACGCCCAAACCCACCCAATAAAGCAAATAAACATCCCATAGAATGAAATCTTAGATAAAATATTCATGCAGTAAAGAAACCAACTATTTTTGATTTCCTCCTTAGCATCAAAGTCTTTATTGTTCAGCATGCACATAGCGGTGTAGACAAAAGTAAACACAACACCAACCACACAAGTTATACCTGCGTTGAAAAATATATCACTCATCTACTCGCCCTCCTTTAAAATAGCTTGTTGGTAGGCCAAGCTCTTTATTTTCCAAAACATTCTCTGAATGTTGCCGACTCTATCATTTCCATATTCTTCCAAAAGAATGTCCCCGTTAATGTTTTTCTCTGTACCTGACCAGATAACTTTATCAAATGATTCATGAGTCACGCTCTTGAATGTCATAATTAAAACACCAAACACAAAGAATCTATATGTGTCATTTTTGCATGATCCACTAAATGCACCTAATGACGATTTTGTTACACCATTCAATCCTAATGGTTGAACTTTTTTGAAGCTTAACGAAACAGAATAAACTGGATTGCTAGATCTGTACAAAGTCGTCCCGTTCACTCTCCTAAAGTACGGATAGGTTATAAATACATCACTCATCTACTCGCCCTCCACAAAATTAACAGGTATCCAATCAAGACCCCTAACAATTATTTTTCCGCATTTCCTACAAGTCCAACCACGTTGAGCCCAACTTGGTCTATGCCATCCCCACGACTCAATAGATATTCCCTCAGCGTAGTAGTGAATACAAAACAATCTTTTTAAGAATCTCATCTACTCGCCCTCTCTTTCCATACAATTCTGCCGTCAAAAGGTCCGTTTTGGACCTCAATATTATTCAGATCATCACAAACAGGTCCATGATTAACAATAGATTTTATATCGCTTATATAGTTTCTGTGCTCCAGTTCCTCTATAAGCTCATCGCGTTCTTTCTCAGCCTTCTTACAACTCTCAACCCAAACTTCAAGGCATATTTCTAAAGACTTCTCTCTGTCGCTCTTATCACTCATTTAATCTTCCCCTTCTTAACTGGCCAATTTAATCTTATAAATGCTTTAAGATCATCGCGCTCTTTAATTAGCTTTAATATCTCAACCTCACGTTGTCTAGCGCATTCATCAGCATTATTATAGTTTTCTGAAAGTAGATCATTCTTGAACTTCAACTCATCGCGTTCTTTCTCAAGCTTGTCACGCTCATCAAATGCTTTCTGAACTTCCTCTTGATAGCAATCATCACAATATGGATTGCCTTTTACGATTAAGCTTCCATCACCAGTACCGGCGTTTCCT